GCCTTATGTGATCACGATTGATGAAACGTCTACCCGAGTCGTAGGTGTTCGCCGCAACTGGAAAGAGAAAGATAATCTTAAGTTGCGCAAAGAGTATTGGGTGCATTACATGCTTGTCCAAGGTCCGGGAGCCTATGGCCTTGGTTTTTTGCATCTGATTGGTGGTTTGGCCAAAACGGCAGGTTCTTCACTGCGCCAACTGACGGATGCAGGTACGCTTAACAATCTTCCTTCAGGATTTAAGGCCAAAGGTGCTCGGATTGAAAATGACGATGTGCCTATTAAGCCCGGAGAGTGGCGCGATATGGATGCAGGAGGTGCAGAACTGCAGGCATCTCTTTTGCCGCTACCCTATAAAGAGCCAAGCCAGACCTTGTATCAACTTTTAGGTTTTTGTGTCGATGCTGGACGTCGTTTAGCGAGCATCACAGACTTGCAGGTAGGCGACAGCAATCAGAATGCGGCGGTTGGAACAACGATTGCACTGCTTGAGAAAGGCTCAAGTGTGATGTCGGCCATCCACAAGCGTTTGCACTATGCGCAGCGTTTGGAATTTCAGCTCTTGGCAGAAGGCTTTGCTGAATATTTACCAGATGAATATCCCTACGATGTGCCGGGGGAGTCTCGAAAAATCAAACGCAAAGATTTTGATAAGCGGGTTGACATCCTTCCGGTATCTGATCCTAATATTTTCTCGGTTGCTCAGCGTATTACGATGGCGCAGACGGAGCTCCAACTTGCTCAAAGTGCGCCGCAAATGCACAACATGCATGAAGCATACCGACGAATGTATGAAGCATTGGGTGTTCGGGACATTGATAACTTATTAAATAGTCAAAATGTTGACCAGCCTAAAGATCCAGCCAGTGAAAATTCGCAAGCTCTTGATGGATCTGCGCTCAAAGCGTTTGCCGGACAGCAACATGATGCACATATTCTTGCCCACCTGCTATTTGGGCTTTCTCCCATCATGGCAGCATCGCCTCAAACAGCTATTTTGTTGCAAAAGCACATTTTTGATCACATAAAAATTAAAGCGGAAGAGGCCACAGAGGCTGAACTCTTCCAACAGTACGGCACAGACCCTGAAAACCTTGTTTCTCCATTGCAAAAAGAGGCAATGGTTGCTTTAAAAGTTGCTGAATATTTCCAGGAGGTCAAAAAACTGCAATCAGAGCTTTCCGGGGAAGGACAACAACAACCCGATCCTTTGATTGAACTGAAAAAAGCCGAAATACAGCAACGCGGTCAGGTTGAAGAGGCCAAAATTGGTATGGATAAGCAGCGTTTAGCTTTTGATCAGCAGCGTGAACAGAACGATGTGGCTATTGATCAAGCTCGGTTAGCGCAACAACAGCAATCAACTCAAGCGCGCGCTGCACAAGCAGCGCAGGCTGCTCAAGCAAGGAGCCAAAATGCACGCCAAAGGCAATAAGCAACAAAAAGTTGTGAAAAAGAACCTTAGAGAGGCTAGAAAAGAGGGTATTGCGCCGCCTCCTGCTCCTAAACCAACGATGATTTATCGTAAAGATGCTTTTAAAAAAGTGAAAATAACGTAAATTAGTGCATAATCACAGCAAATGCCTTCAGAGGGTGGCACAAACCGTCTGCTTCATTGGAGCAATCCATGCTTGAATTCACAGAAACGCTATTAAAGCGTGTTCGTCAGTTAAGAACTGATGCCGAAACGATGGTTTTAGCTAATCGTGTCGTGTCTATGGAGCAGTACAAGCATTTGATGGGCCGCATCGAGGGCATTTCGTTTGTGGAAGCTGAAATTCACAAACTTTTGAAGCAAAACCCTGATGACTGAGGACACCAACATGACTGTAACTGCTTTGGAACAAAAATGGGCAAGGGAAGCGGAGCAACGTGTTCCGACTTTGACCGATGCCTACACGGAAGAGGGTGATTTAAAGGTTGAAGACCTTGAATCATCCGTTTTAGATCGAATTCCCAGACCCACCGGTTGGCGGATCGTCATTCTTCCTTACCGAGGTGCAAAAAAGAGCAAAGGCGGGATTGCTTTGTCGGATCAGACCGTTGAACGCAATCAGCTAACTACAACGTGTGGTTATGTGCTGAGCGTAGGTCCGTTAGCCTACAAAGATCAGGAGAAATTTCCTGATGGCCCGTGGTGCAAGCAAGGTGATTGGATTATTTTTGGTCGCTATGCCGGGGCACGCATGAATATTGATGGTGGTGAGATACGCATCTTAAATGATGATGAAATTTTGGCCACTATCAATGATCCCAAAGATATTTTGCACATGTAAGGAAACATCATGGCACTTAATAACCCTAACGATCAGCTTGAGTTTGATCTCGGTGAAAATGAACAGGAAACAGAGGTTGCAGTTCAGGTTCCTGACGAAAAACCGCAGCAAGAAAGCGTTGAACAAACGCCAGCACAAGCAGCCGATCAGCATAAAAGCGAATTAGATGCGGTTAGCGATACAGTTCAAAAGCGTATTGCAAAATTGACTGCGCGCATGCGCGAAGCGGAGCGTCGTGAACAGGCCGCTTTGGAATATGCAAAAGGTTTGCAATCAAAAACCCAAGACCTTGAAAAGCGTTTGGTTCACACGGACTATAGCCGTTTGAATGAAGCTAAGCAGCGTATGGAAACGCAGCAGGCTACGCTAAAAGTCATTATTAAAAAGGCCCGGGAAGAAGGCGATGTTGATACGGAAATGGAAGCCAATCAACGGCTTAACGATTTATCAGCGGAATATCGTCAGGTAAATCAATGGTTGCAAAGCCAACCACAACCACAACCTCAACAAGCTGCGCCAGATCCTTTTGCCAACATTCAGCAACAGGTTCCCGCACAACCTCCTCCGCAGCAAAAACCAAAACCCAGCGAAAAAGCAGAACAGTGGGCAAAAGATAACAAGTGGTTTGGTAAAGACCGTGTTATGACTTATGCTGCGTGGGGTATTCATCAAACACTCATTGAAGATGAAGGGATTGACCCGGAATCCAATGATTACTATACTGAATTAAATAGTCGCCTGCGGGACCAGTTTCCCAATAAGTTTAATCAGGATGACGCACCTCAACCCAGGACACAGCGTTCCGCGCCTGCTGTAGCTCCTGCTTCCCGTAGTTCCGGGATCAACAGTGCGCGCAGAGCTGTCAAGCTATCTCCCAGTCAGGTTGCTATGGCAAAAAAATTGGGTGTTCCTCTTGAGGAATATGCCAAATACGTGAAGGAATAAACATGAGCGAACAATTAACTATCGATAGAGCCCCTCGCAAAAATCGTGAGAAAGAAGCTCGTCGCAAGCCCTGGACACCGCCTTCGCGTCTTGATGCACCTCCTGCCCCTGAAGGGTATAAGTACCGTTGGATTCGCGCAGAGGTAAATGGTTTTGAAGATAAACAGCATGTTTATGGTCGTTTGCGGGAGGGTTACGAACTGGTTCGTAACGAAGATCTTCCGCCCGAATACCAGAACACTCTTCCTGTTATGGAAGATGGCAAGCATGCTGGGGTTATTGCTGTTGGCGGTTTATTGCTAGCAAAGGTACCTTTGGAAACCGTTGAAGAGCGCAACACGTACTACCACAAGAAGGCCCGGGATCAAATGCACGCCGTAGACAATGAAATGTTGCGTGAGAATGCCCACTCATCCATGCGGATCCAGACCCCAGAACGGAGTTCCCGCACGACTTTTGGAAGCCGAGGTTAACTCGGTATCTTTAATTTTTTAAGGACTGAATCATGGCAAATACCAATAAGGCTTTTGGTTTTCGCCCTGTCGGTGCAAATGGCGCGGGATACGATACCCAAGGTTTAACGTCGTATCCCATTTCAGCCAACTACGCCACATCTATTTTTCAAGGTGATGTGGTGACGTTGTCTGGCGGCTATTTGGCTGCAGGTACAACTTCAGGTGCAATCGTTGGCGTGTTTATGGGCTGTTCCTATACAGACCCCACGACAGGCAAACCTACCTGGAGCAATCAGTATTCCCAGACCAACGCAAGCGACATTGTTGCAATGGTTGCGGATAACCCCAACCAGCTCTTTGTTGTTCAGTGCGTGGGCACCGCCGGTGCTACTTGTATTGGCCGCAATGCAGCGCTTGATACGAGTGTATCTGGAAGCACGACCTATGGTGTATCGGGTCAACAAGTCGGCACACCTGCAACAGGTAATGCTACCTACACCTTTAAGGTTGTTGGTGTGTATGAGGCCGATGGGAACAATGATGTGACTTCTGCTAATGCAGATCTCATCGTTGCCGTTAACAACCACCTCTACAAAGGTGGCACTGGCACTGCGGGAGTTTAATCATGGCCATTACACGTGCTCAACTAGTCAAGGAATTAGAGCCGGGTCTCAATGCGCTGTTTGGCATGGAGTATGACCGTTACGAAAACGAACATGAGGCGATTTTCTCTATTGAGAATTCGGACCGTGCGTTTGAAGAAGAGGTCATGTTGACCGGCTTTGGTTCCGCTCCTGTCAAGCAGGAAGGTGCTGGCGTTAACTACGACAGCGCGCAGGAATCGTTCACTGCTCGTTATAGCCATGAAACCATTGCTCTGGCGTTTGCGCTTACCGAAGAAGCCATTGAGGACAACCTCTATGACCGTCTTTCGGTTCGCTACACCAAGGCACTTGCTCGTTCCATGGCAAACACCAAGCAGGTGAAGGGTGCTGGCATCCTGAACAACGCCTTCAA